CCTACTACTCCTATTCTTACTACCTAATGCACTATCCATGAACTTATCAAGTTCTACCTGTAATAAGTCGTTTTTATGTTCTTTAAATGACAATTCTTGGTCTCTATCCATTCTCTCAATCCAATAAGCTACTGCAATAGCTAAAGCATCCAAGGCATCATCGTGTTTAATGGCCCCTTTATCTTTAGTTATCCTTGTCATCTGCTTAAATAACTGATGGTCAGGTTCTAACTTAATATCTTCTTTAATCATTTCTTGAGAAACCACTAATCTGTGTTGGTTCATAACTGGCTCAAGTGTGTCAATGATACGTAGTTCTTTTTGTTTAGAATGTCTTACTTCTTCAATAGTACATGGATGTATACGAGACATTACAGGTTTAAGTAAAGCTGTAGTCATACCATCACCAAAGTTACTCTCAATAACCACATAGTTAACATCTTGTTCTTTAGCTATCTGGCTAAGTCTCTCTAGTGTCTCATCACTATAACCACCCTTTAAAGCTCCACAGTGAGTCAAATAAAGGACTCCATGCAACATCTTGACCACAGAGTACCCTGTCATATCAGCACCTCTACCAGAGGGGTCAATAGACATTACTGAGCCTTCAAATTTAGCATGTTCTGGACTTGTATACATAGGGCTTACCCAATAGTCACCTTTTAGGCCTACATTTGGTAATTCACTATCTATATTCTTAATTTGGTCTATTCCACTTGCCCATTGTATCTTAGCAGGTGCTTCTTTCCATGAAGACAACCCAGATACACATATTAAGTCATTAAGTTTTAATGGATACTTCTCTAAGTCACTTAAAGTTGTATCTAACATAAACTGTAATTGAAAACCTGAACGTCCGTAAGACGCTTCTCTTTCCATTAAGTCTATCTCATCAAATCTTTTAGGGTCTGTGGGTTTACCTTCTAATTTTTTATCTTTGTCTAATTTTTCTATAATTACAGGGGCAAGTTTGTGACCTAAGTTTATTTTTTGTATATGAGTTGGATATAGAGCTGTCCAGATTCTTGTCTTGTATCCACGCTCTTCCATAGAGTTATATAAACTCATTTCAGTTTGTGGTGTACCTAGAAAAACTATACGTCCTACTTCGGGTTTAATAATTGCATCAAATTCTTTTACTGTCTCACCTAGTCTATCTCTCATTAATTGAGTCTGTGAGTTATTAGCTGACTCTACGTCATCAGCGATAATTAAATCTGCTCTACTACCTGTTAACTGTGATGTTACACCTAGAGATTTCACTGAGGGAGCGTGAGAAGCTCTTGCGGGTGCTACATCAAAACTAATCTTAGAGTGACGTTGGTCATCCCTAGGAGTTAGATGTTTAAGTATAGGCATTTCAGAAATTAATCTTTGTGTAAATGTGCTAAAGTCATCAGCTCTGTTTTTACTTGCTGATACTACGAGAATGTTTCTTTGAGGGTTAAGTAAAAGTTGATGACATACGAATGCTGAAGTAATCCACGATTTACCTACTCCTCTAAACGCTTCTATAACTATTCTTTTGTTTGGCTCTTGTAAGAAGTCCGCTATGTCGTATTGTATTTCTGTAGGCTCTGGTAAAGCTAAATGCTTCCAGGCTAGATATAAAAAATTCTTAAAGTTTTTAACACTAGGTTCTACATTAGGTATTATTTTATTCTTCATTAAATGGTAATTTGTCCACTATTGATTTGGCAGGTGTTGGCTCTGTTTCAACGCCATAGGCTTTACATGCGTCTAAACAAACTTTAAGTTCACTTGCTGTTAATTTGTCTCCACTAGTTAGCATTTCATATGCTTTATCTACTAGTAAGCTTGGTAATGCTTTTGATTTTGCTTCAAATGAGTTTACTTTGTTTTCTATTTTCATTTTTTATATCCTAATCCTGTTTTTCTATTGCTATAAAGTTTTTGCCAAGACCATGAACTTAGTTTAGTTGACCAATGATATATAAATAATATTATATGTTTCATTATTTAAATATTAATTTAAGAATTGATTTTTGACCCATATAAATTTCTGTTTCTGCTTTAGATTTTATACATTGGTAATCTATACGATTTGTACTTGACCTCATTGCAATACGTTTAGCTTTCAAACAAGCAGACATAGAGTCTTGTATTCGGTGTTCTTTTATTTCACCATTAACAATCATTAACAAAGCTACAACTACTTCAACCATGACTGCCATTACCGTTTTGTCTTACTTTATCTTTTAAATGTTCAATATCTTGTAATGCTTTTTCAAGTTGTGATTTAAGAAATTCTATATTAACTTTATTAGTCATATTCATCTCTTGAGTAGACTGTAATTTCTCTACTGTTTTATAAAGGTCTTCTAATAAAAAATGTTGCTCTTGGTCAGTAGGTACTTGTTCAGATTTTTTAAGCAAATCATTTTCAAATAATTCTCTAGAAGTTTCTAATGATGTTAACCTACCTGTAAGTTCAGTATAAGCAATTACACCTGCTACTACACCAAAAATTATCATAGCCATATTACGTATTGGCATACTTACAGATGTATTTTCACTAATTTTCATTTGGCAATTTTTCCTCTGTTAATACCCTTTTTAATAACGTATTCTCTAGTCCCGTTTCCGTTAATTGAAACTTCCTTTTTAAGATTTTTAAATAAGTTCATTTCTTTATCTTTATGTTCTTTATTTTTTGTGAACTCTGTTAATTTTTTTATGTCTCTCATGTTTTTTATTTTTGCAATTAGGAAAATCAAAAGTCCACAAGTCTTCTGCTGTTTTATTAAGATTTTCAAATAGTCTGTCAATACTTCCAAAAAACCAATAGAAGAATCTATCTATCATTTTTTCTTTAGTTTATTCATTGTAGTTACACCAAATGATGCACCTACTATTGTTAATATTATGTACCAAAACATTGGGTCAGCTAATTGTAAAATTTCCCACCCTCTCAACATAGTTTCTTGTGTGTATGGAATAAAATGACAAGCCATTAATAGTGTAAAGAAAACTACTAACCATTCGTCTTTCCAGGAATGTTCTTGTTGTTTAATTTGTTCTATTGAAATTTGAGAAGCTGCGTCCAACTCTTTTTCTCTAATAATTTTATCTTTTTGTAATTTGTGAGAAATTGCTCCAAATGTTTTTTCAGCGATAATTTTTGTTAAAGGATTTTTTAAAAGAGCAAACCACATTTACATTATCCACATAAATAGCGACCAAATTATAAATAAAGCTATAATTCTTTTATCTGTATTTTTAATTGATGTTTTAATTCTGTTTATCCACATACCTGGTGTGTTTCCGTATATTATCATACTTTCTCCTGTGTTAATTCTGTGCATTCAAATTTGACTGCAAGTTTTTGTTTGTTAACTAAATCTGTTCCTATATTCTCTACTGCTTGTGATGCTTTAAGGTATCCTTGTTGGATACAATCGTAATGTGTGTCAAACTCTAAAGGCACTACTTTAGGATTGTAACATTGAGGTTGTCCTGCAAATGAACACAAATGCAGTATTAACACGTATTTAAAAACCATTATCTAAAGTTGAAATAACCTATCAGTCCAACTATTAATGTTCCTATAGTCAATATAACTCTAAGTCCCCCTTTGCCCATAGCAACATCTGTTCTTAAAGATTTAATTTCTTTTCTCATTTCTTCTATAGATTTGAGAATGTTATTCATTCGTTCAGCACAAAGTTTCTCATGGCTTGAAAGCCTAACTCCAGTTGTTTGCTCTGTATACATCTGTACTGGATTAGCTTTTTTTCTAGCCATTATGAAATAAGTATTTCTGTTGGTGCCCAAGCAAGTCTTTCTTCAGTAGGTACACCACTTTCTTGAGATGTAGACCACTTAAATTCTCTATTTCCTGCAGAAGAACCTAAATCAATATAACTATTTGCATTATCTACACCTGCAATTCTAGTGACACCTGTTTTAAAGTTTGTTGTTTTTTGTCCAAAATAAATTGGATAAAATTCTGATAGTCTTTCGCCACTAAATCCTAATTCATCATAAGCTAATTGAAATTGGTCTGTAATTCCTATTCTGTGCCAAGATATGTTTGTTAAGCTACCTACTCCATAACCTCTACTATTAAAATCTACATCTCCAGTATGATAACTTCCATATATGTTATTATCTGGGTGTCCAGAACCAAGTGATGAACCATTTGGTGCCCAACCTACTGTACCTGTAATATATCTAAATGAGAAAGTTCCCATAGCCCATTTAATCCAACCTTCTGTGTTTTGTGATGAAGCATAAGACCTGTAATATCTTCTTCCATTTAAAGTACCCCAACCTTGTACTGTTGTTGCATCTGTTGTAGGTGTAAGTAATTCAAAGAAAGTTGCAGGTGTAAGTTTAACCCAATTCTTGCTTCCTATTCCATTTATAACACAAGCAACTTGTCTTGTAGCACCACCAATATTTTGAACATAATAATTTCCACTTGTTAAACCTAATGTGTCTAATTCATCTGGGTGTTCAACAGCTAAAGCACTTGTAGAACCATCTGGAGTTGGTTGAATAGTAATTGCAAAACTTCTGTCTACTGTAGCACTTTCATTGTCAGTTGCTCTAATATCAAAGTTAATTGTTGTGTCACTTGATACATCAGTTGGGTCGCCAGTAATTGCACCAGAAGATGTATTAAGTGATAATCCTG